AAAGGCGTGGCACTTGTTACCGAACCAGCCGTGCGATCTGCACGCGTTTCAGAGGTAGCAGCATCAGAAGATTCTGAAACTGAAACAGTTACAGAGACAACAAACCCAAATGAAGGAGACAAAGTGGATAACACTACCGAAAACACCGCTCCTGCCGCTGAACCGGTAGAGGCTCCAGCTGAGGCTGTGCAGGCATCACGACCTGCTTATTACACAGCTCCACGATCACCAATTGTGTCAAAGGTTTCATACCTTGAGCACTATCTAAAGGCAACAATTCTTCATGATGAAGATTCACGCCAATACATCAAGGCCGCCGATAATACGACTGGCACAGCTCCAGGAATGGTGCCAACGCCTCAAAGCACACAGGTTGTTAATGCATTGGCTAACGCTGATCGCGGAATGATTGATGCGCTAAGCCGTGAAACGCTTGTGGGCGAAGGAATGACTTTCGAAATTCCGCGTGTAACTGCTGTGCCGACTGTGGCCAATGTTTCAGAAAATGCAGCTGTTACAGAATCATCACTATCAGCAACATTCTTGAGCGTACCCGTTCAAAGCTTTAAAGGTAGAGCCATATCTACTGTTGAGCTCATTGATAGATCACGGCCTGAGTACCTCACCGCGCTCCTTCAAAATCTTGAATTCGCTTACGCTAAAGTAACTGATGAATTTGCCGTTGGCACAATTGCTGGTGCAGGTCAGCAAACAGGTGTAAATGCAAACTCATCAACAGGTTTCTTGGCTTACACATCACAAGCTGCTGGTGCTGTTTATTCATCATCACTTGGATTTGCTCGTAACATCGTTGTGAGTCCGGGACAATGGACGAACATTATGGGCTATAACGATAATGGCGCACCGCTATACAACGCAGCGCAACCATCAAATGCAGCAGGTAATGTGAGAGGCGATAGCTTGCGCGGTGTAGTTTCACCGGGCCTTAACCTCTTTGTTTCTCGCTCAATTGGCAACGCTGGCCCAACAACATCAACCGGAGATTTCTCAATGGTTGTTGTCAATCCAGATGCTTGGACATGGTATGAGTCACCACGCTTTACATTGCGCACAGCAATTCAGAGCGATGGAACGATTGATATTCTCTACTACGGCTATGCAGCGATTGCTCCAAAGATTCCATTTGGCGCATGCTGGAACCAGACCTGAGCCGACTAACAAATCACTATCGGTAGCGGTCGCTCCCGAACGCTACTGACACGAAAGGAACCGAGATGCCAGCAATTGTCACAGCCTCACAGCTACGATCCATTCTTGGTGTCTCGGTTTCTTTATATTCTGACGCACAGCTTGATTCATTTATTGATTCAGCTGAGCAAACGATTTTGCCTTTACTTACGCAATACCAATCATCGGTGACATTTGCCAATGTGGATAATGCCGTCATTTATTTCACAACTATCCGGCCAAATTATTTCGTGCCGGGGCAATCTGTCATTGTTACCGGGGCCGGAACCTACAATGGCACTTACACAGTCACCGATGATCGGATTGAGCCTTACACATTCACAGCTGCAACAGCAGCAGCTGACCGGACTTATCCATTGCCATTTATCCCAAGTGCATTGGCTACTTTATCCGGATCATCAGCGGCGCAGCTTTATGCATCAACACCGCCAATTGAAAACGCAATTTTGGTTGTTTCGGTTGAGATTTTTCAAAGCATCACAGCTCCCGGCAATCAAATTATGGCAGACAATTTTCAGCCATCACCATTTGTGCTTGGTCGCAGCTTGACAAATAGAGTCGTTGGCCTTTTAGGCCCATTCTTGGATGTTGAGGCAATGTGCCAATGACCATTGAAGCTGACATCCGCACACCATTGCAGACCGCACTTTCAACTATTGCAGCCAATGTCTATAACGGCATTCCAGAGGCAATGACATCTCCAAGCATCTGTTTGATCCCGGATGCACCTTATCTTGAGAGCGTTTTAATCAATGGCGCAACAACTAAAGTCAAAATCAATCTGACTGTAACTGGTGTTGTTGCTTATATGAACAACGCAGCAGCTTTGGACAATCTCGAACAACTAATGATTGACATCATCAGCACAATGCCATCAGGTTATGAAGTCGGCAATGTCAATCAACCACAACCATTGGAAGTCGGTGCGGGCAAATACCTCACAGCCGATTTACAAGTTAGCACCTATTACACCAACTAAGGAGAAATCATGCCAACAACAATCGTCACCGGCAGAGACATCACTTTCACCATTGATGGTGATACATACGATGCACAAGCCACATCAGCAACACTAACTATTGATTCCACAATCAATACATATCAAACGCTCGATGGAAAATTTTATTACACCACCGATTCGCAAGGATCGTTTGCTGTTGAAATGCTTGCAGACTGGCCAGCCGGTGGATCACTATGCAACGCGCTTTGGACAGCGGCAGACACAGCACCAAACACACCATTGGCGGTTGTTTTTACAGCTGCATCAGGATCAACATTCAATTTTGATGTCCAGCCAATTTTCCCATCAGCTGGAGGTACAGCACCAGATGCACAGACTGTTTCATTAGCATTTACCTGTGTGACCACACCAACACTATAAAAAGGAGATCGGGAGCATGAAATTACCAATCACAATCGAATACACGGATGGCAATGCTGAAACATACATTGCACATCCAGCAGAATGGGCAAAATGGGAAAACAAGACTGGCAACACGATTGGACAAGCTCAAGACAAAATGGGCGTGTCTGATCTGTTGTTTCTTGCATACCACGCAATGAAAAGAGAAATGGCCGGCAAGCCAGCCAAGCCATTTGAGATTTGGTGCGAGACTGTTGCTGACATCATTGTCGGTGATGCAAACCCAAAAGCTATAAGTCCGGAAGCATAAATAGAATTCTTTGGGAGGTAGCCATAGCAAGTGGCCAACCTGTCAGCGAATTTAAAACAGCTGAGGATTTACTAACGGTAATTGAGATTATGGAGAAGCGAAATGGCTGAGGATGCAGTTGCTTTTGACAAAGCTGAACTACGATCAATCATTTATGCTTTTAAAGGCATGGATGATGAAGCTGTCACAAAAGCCAAAAGTGTGTCCAATGGCCTTGCTACCTATCTTCAAGGCAAAATCATTTCCAAATCTCAAGGCCGAGACACAGCTTCACGCCGCATTGCCGAAGGCTCACGGGTTAGCAAATCATCTAAGGTTGGCGAAATGTCATTTGGTTTTGCCTCACAAAAATTTTCAGGCGGTGGCACGACGCAGCAACTTTGGGGCGGCTATGAATTTGGATCAAACAAATACAGGCAATTTCCAATCTGGTCTGGCCGTGAAGGTCGTGGGTCAAAAGGTTGGTTTATTTATCCAACGCTTAAGGCAGAACAGCCTCAGATTGTTAGCCAATGGGCAGAGGCGTTTTCACAGATTGTGAAGGTGTGGTAATGGCCGCCCAAGGATCAAGAACGCTTAAGCTTTCATTATTGGCAGATGTTGCTGAATTTACAAAAGGCATCAAAACGGCCGGTAAAGACACGGAATCCATTGGTGACCAATTCACGGCGTTTGGCAAAAAAGCAGCTTTGGCATTTGCCGCTGCTGGAGCTGCAATTGGCGCATTTGCGGTTGAGTCAATTAAAAACGCGGCCGCTGATGAAAAGGCTCAACGGCTTTTAGCATTAACAATTGAAAACACAACTACTGCAACAGCCGAACAAATTAAAGGTGTTGAAAAATACATTTCAACAACATCAATTGCAATTGGTGTCACAGATGATGAATTGCGACCAGCATTTGCTCGATTGACTAGATCAACAAAAGATGTGCAAGAAGCTCAAAAATTATTAAATTTGGCTTTGGATATATCATCAGCTACTGGCAAACCTTTGGAGGCTGTTGCCAATGCGCTTGGAAAAGCTTATGACGGCAACCTGGCCTCTTTGGGTCGCTTAGGATTAGGCATAGATCAATCAATTCTAAAATCTAAAGATTTTGATAAGGTATTTAACACGCTGACAGACACTTTTGGCGGTTTTGCAGATAATGAAGCGCAGAGTGCTGAAAAGGCTTTTGCTCGTATAAAGATTGCAACTGATGAAGTTCAAGAGCAGATTGGCGCGGCTTTGCTTCCGGTTGTGCAAGAATTAACAACATTTATTCTCACAGATGTTGTGCCTGTTTTTCAAAGTTTTGTTGATGGTTTAACTGGACAAGATGGCTTAAGTGATAGTTTGACAGATTCACAAACTACGGCAGTTGCATGGGGCAAAAAAGTAAGAGGTATTATTGACACAGTTATTGATCTAAAAGACCAATTGGTGATTGTTGGCGGAATCATTGCCACAATTTTTGTGACATCTAAAATTGCGGCAGCGGTTCAAGGCACAATTGTGCTTATTAAATCTTTAATTGCTGCATATAATTTGCTTAAAGCATCGGCATTGGTGGCTGGTATTGCATCAGCATTTGCACTCAATCCATTGCTTGGTGTTGGAGCTGTTGCATTGGCAGCTGCTGTTTTGGTTGCTGCAAATGCTCTAATTGGTTCGGATGAAAAAGTGCCAGAATTTGCTGTTGGTGGAGCACCCGGAGCTATAAGAGGTAGCGCAGCTGGTGGAAGCACCGGTGGAAGCACCGGTGGAAGCACCGGTGGAAGCACGGGCGGTGCAGTAATACCAAAAATTAAAATTCCAGTAATACCTGAAATAAAAGGTGACAAAGGTGGCACGGAAGGCGTAGCTGGAGCTGGCACAACGGACTCACAAAACACAGCGCGATTGATTGCAGCGGCTGCTTCTGCTAGTGCGAGCATGAGTGACATAAACGCCCGAACCATGGCTATTCGAGCCAGAGAGCGCGGAGATGTAATAATAAATGTAAATGCGCCATCGGTCATTGATGAAGAAGGTTTTAGCCGCGCAGCTACAAATGCTTTAAATAATTCCACTTTTAGAGGCACTAACGGCGCAGCCAATTTGGTTTATTTATGACAATTTTCAATCCAATTTGGCGTGTCAAAATTGGCGGTATTCAATACACAAATTATGTTTTGGCCAATCTTTCAACTACATCCGGACGCACAAACATTTATGAGCAAGCAAATGCCGGATATGTCAGCCTTGAGCTAATCAATTTAGATCAATCCAACATTGACATTGAAATTAACGATTCTGTAACTATTGAATTGCAAGATTCAACAGCTACATTTGTGCCAATCTTTGGCGGCACAGTCGTTGATTTAGGCATTGGCATTGCTGCATCAGGTGTAGTCGGCATTAACCAATCGGTCAGAATCACAGCTGTTGGAGCATTGGCCAGATTGCCAAAAGCTTTGACCGATGGCGTGCTGACACAGGATTTTGATGGGGATCAGATTCTGACCATTCTTTCTGATTTACTGGTCAATTCTTGGAATGAAGTGCCAGCAGCTTTGACATGGGCAACCTATGATCCAACTACTCAATGGCAGGATGCTGAAAACACAGGCTTGGGCGAAATTGACACACCCGGCAGCTATGAGTTAGCACAACGATCATCATCAACCATTGATGTCTATTCATTGGTGTCAGCTCTGGCAACATCGGGATTGGGTTACATCTACGAGGATGCTCAAGGCCGCATTTCCTATGCCTCAGCAGATCATCGCTCAATCTATTTGGCCACAAATGGCTACACCGATGTGTCAGCAGCTCAGGCACTAGCTAATTCATTATTTGTGCAAACTAGAGCTGGTGACATTCGAAACGAGATTGTGCTCAAATATGGCACCAATTCAAATTCCGAGGTTACAGACAGCGATGCAGATTCTATTTTGGCGTATGGCAAATTAGCTCAAATCATCACAACAACAGTAAAACATCAAGTTGATGCCGAAGATCAGGCGGCGTTTTATCTAACGCTAAGAGCCTACCCACAGGCTAATTTTAATCAAATCACATTTGAGCTGACAAACTCTGAAATTGATGATGCTGACCGAGATGCCTTAATTGGCATTTTTATGGGCTTGCCATTGCGCATTACCAATTTGCCACTCAACATGGCATCCGGCACATATCTTGGATTTGTCGAAGGCTGGTCATGGCGTGCCTCCTACAATTCTGTGTCAGTAACCGCAATACTTTCTCCGCTGTCATTTAGCTTGCAAGCCATGCAATGGGAAGATGTATCAGCGGCAGAAGCATGGAACACAATTAGCGGAAGCCTAGATTGGGCAACCGCCTTAGTCGTAGCGTAAGGAGAAAAAATGAGCAATCCAACAACCCCGTTTTCGTGGCAAATGCCTACGGCAACGGATTTGGTAACAGATTTACCTGCTGACTTTGAAGTCTTTGGGCAAGCTGTTGCCACATCAATGGCTGATTTATTAGGTGGCACATCCGGTCAAATTCTTGCTAAAAATTCAAATACGGACATGGACTTTGTGTGGATTGCCAATGATCAAGGCGATATTACCGGGATCACAGCAACATCACCTCTGACAGGTGGTGGCACATCAGGAGCTGTGACTGTTGGAATTCAAGATGCCACGACAGCTCAAAAAGGTGCTGTGCAACTAGAAAATTCAACATCAAGCACATCCATAACAACAGCAGCTGTGCCAGCATCGGTCAAATCAGCTTATGACCTTGCGGATGGTGCAATCGCTAAATCAACTGTGACAACAGCTGGTGACATTATTTATCGCAATGCAACTGTGCCAACTCGATTAGGCATCGGCACGGCCGGACAAGTTTTGACAGTCAATTCAGGAGCGACAGCACCAGAATGGGCAACACCAGCCGGTGGTGCAACTTTTGCAGGTTGTCTATTGTTGCGATCAGGTAATCAATCAATTGCAAACAGCACAGATGTTGCAGTTCTGTTTGATGTAGAAACTTTTGATGTTGGTGGTTATCACAGTACTGTAACCAACACGAGCCGAATCACCATACCAAGTGGAAAAGGCGGTTATTATCAGTTTAACTACAATGTAATGTGGGCATCAAATAGCAGCGGTTTAAGAGAAGTAATGTTATTTAAAAATGGAACTCGCGTGCAATATTACACCGCACTCGCTATCAGTTCAGGTTCCCAATCACAAGCAATCACAATGATTCAAGCTGGTGCGGTTAATGATTATTTTGAGGTTTATGTATTTCAAAACTCAGGCGGTGCGCTAAATCTCCAAGGTACTGCAACTGCACAAGGTTCATCTTCATTTTCTTGTTCATATTTAGGAGCATAACAAATGGCACTTTACGATGACATTATTACAGCATTACCAGAATTGGCAGAAAAGCCAGAAGAATTTGCAATCACGGGATCAATTCGCTTGCGTGATGATTCTGATGGTTTGGGTGCTTACATTGAAAAATGGGAGTATTCAAAGCCAATTCCAAAAGGTTTTAAATTAGGCAAATGACATTCCCACAAGGCACATTGCCTCGTTTGATTCAGGTTGCGCTGGCCGAGGTTGGCACAGCTGAAACTGGTCAAAACGAAACAAAGTATGGCAAGCACATGAAGGCAGACAAACTGCCTTGGTGTGGGTCATTTCTCAATTGGTGCGCGGATCAAGCTGGTGTGAAAGTGCCAAATGTGGTTAGCACAAAAGCCGGAGCTGAGGTATTTAAGAAAAACAAGCAATGGCACGAAACACCAAAGATTGGTGATTTTGTTTTCTTTGATTTCATTATTGATGACAAGGTGACAATTAATCACATCGGTTTAGTTATCCGGGCATCGGAAAAACAAATTGTGACTATTGAAGGCAACACATCAGGTGCCGGCGATCAACGCAATGGCGGCGAAGTCATGGTTAAATCAAGAACTTTGGGAGCAAGGTCATTTGTAGTCGGTTACGGCCGACCAACTTATGGCGCGTTTTCGGGTGATTTGCCCGACCGACCAAAAGGAGAAAAATAATGGATAAAGCAAAAGCTCTGTTGGCATCTTGGGCGCGTAGCTCTGTTGCTGGAATGTTAGCTGTGTGGATGACTGGTAATCAAAACCCAAAGGATTTAGCAATGGGCTTGGTTGCTGGCTTAGTGCCAATGCTTGCTCGTTGGGCCAATCCTAAAGATGATCTTGGCTTGAAAAAATGAGTGTAGGCGAATGGACGGCGGTCGGTGGGCTTGTTCTTGCGGTGCTGACTGCCATCTATTCGTCAATGAGATTCATGGTGAAATCGATCATGCGCGAGCTTTCACCGAATGGGGGCAATTCTCTCAAGGATCAAGTCAGCCGGATAGAAGCACGATTAGATCAACTACTCCTTGAGATAGCTTTAAAGAAGTAACGACACGCCGCAATCCACGCGTGATTGTTGAAAATGTCGGCTGTGCCTGTCACTCTCTATTTCGGGAGCTGAGACACGGCTCCCAGAAACGGGAGCAAAAAAATGACATCAGGTGAAATTGGTTTGTTTATATTCATGTTAGTGGCCTGCATTTTATGGGCCATTTGCAGCTATGCGGTTGGATACAAAGAAGGCCACAAAGATGGCTATCAGCGAGGCAAGGCTGTTGGCCGCCATGCATCCGGTCAGGCTGTGCGCTAATGGCGTTCATGGATAACTACGAAGGCAACAAAGAGCGCACAGATCGCTGGATTGCCACATATCCGCAAGGCCGGCTTGAAACACACATTGTTGAATTTAACGCTGAAAAAGGCTATGTGCTGGTTCAAGCTAAAGCATGGCGCAATCAGACAGAGATTGATCCTGCTGGAATTGATTATGCGCATGGCTTTCTTGCAGCTTACAGCGAGAAAATGAGGCGTTGGATGGTTGAGGACACCTGCACATCAGCTTTAATGCGCGTGATGGCTTTGGTCATGGGTGGCACGGAAAAGCCTACACAGGAGGTTATGGCACAGGTCAATGGCAAATCACCAAAGTCAATGGATTATGACTATTGGGCAACAAAATTTGGCGATGTGCCAAGCTATCAGACCAGAGAAGAAGCCGAAGAAATCAAAGACACAGCTTGGACAGCTGAGACTGTGCCGGGTTGCTCACACGGATCAATGCGATGGAATCAAAGCAAACCCGATGCACCTAAAGCTTGGGCCGGATACTTTTGCAGCGAGAAAATCAAAGAAAAGCAATGCAAACCTCAATGGTATGTGCTGACTAGCGATGGCACTTTTAAGCCACAGGTGTGACCATGAGCGGCCCAATTGAAATAATCAATCCAAGAACTATGAACTGCACACTTATGGAAGATGGCGTAATCATTGCAGAATACAAAGTGGAGCAATGTGACAAATGCTCAAGGTTGGTCAAATTTGATAATTTCGGTTATCAAAAAGGTTATGACCGCAC